CCACAAAATGGTCCACCAAACGTGCAATGCTGGCTGGAAGATTACCAGCTGAGGCATTGGCAGCTTGCAGCACCTTGTCCTTGAGCTCGTCTCGAATCTTCTTCAGAGACTCTTCATCCACCTCAATGGGAATGCCTGCGTTGCTTTTTTGCCCATCTGAGTTTTGGGCATCCTTGCCCATCTCAATGTGCACGTCCAGTGTGAGCTGCTTCTTGACCTTCCGCTTCACGAGATCATCGTAGATCTTCTCGCTGGGCCAGCCCAGATACTTGCTGTCGTAGAGGCCCACACGCTGGGTTGACTTTCCGTCAGCGTCCTTCACATCTACTTTCTTTTCTGGCATTTTGCCAATCTTGTCCTGCACCAGCAGGCCATTGATGGCGAAATCATTAGCCATGTTCCAGAAACCAGGTTCTCTGTGCGAACGCCTACCAAAATGGTCGAACACCACGTGGTAGACTTCATGGGCAAACACAAAAACCATCTCATCTACTGAGAGGTCATTCACAAAATTTCGGTTGTAGTAGATATATCGACCATCGACCGCACATGTGGGGCACCAATTTTGGTCAGTAGCGTCCTTCACCGGCAGATTCATAATCAGTGTACCGAAAAAAGGATTGGTAAAAAGGAGTTTAAGCCTCGCTTTGCGGATTTTGGTCATAGCTGGGTCGTCATTTGCGATGGACATGTGGTGCCTCCTTGGGAAATACACTTACTATGATGAATATATTGCAGAAAACCGGTATGTCAACACATAAATATATGTGAGGATCGCGACCTGGCAGGGTCCACCCTCTCTATTGCACATGAAAGGAACGCAACAGCTATGACTACTTATACTGCATCAAATACACATCGCAAAATCTATGAGCAACATTTCGGTCCGATACCCAAAGACCAAGATGGAAGGACTTATGACGTCCACCATATAGATGGGAACCATTTCAACAATGATCCAGCAAATTTGAAGGCCGTGTCAATCGAAGAACACTACCAAATTCACTTTTCTCAGGGTGACTGGGCAGCATGTCAGGCAATGGCCATCCGGATGTCTACACCACCTCACACCATATCCGAATTGGCACGACGTGCAACTTTAGCCAAGGTAGAAGCCGGAACGCATCCTTGGTTAGGAGGAGAAGTTTCTCGGCGGGTAAATCAGGAACGTATCGAAGCTGGCACACACAATTTCATCACAATGACGAAAGAAGAAAGAAGTGCAAAAGCAAAACAGCAAGTAATTGATGGTAGGCATCCGTTTGTTGGGGATAGAAACCCAACATATAAAAGATTAGCTGATGGTACTCATCATTTTTTGGGTGGTGAAGTTGGAGGCAAAGCAAGTAGAGAACGAGTTAAGAACGGAACTCACAACATGCTTGGTGGAGATATACAACGCCGTGCAGCAATGAAGCTCCTTGCTGAAGGTAACCATCCAAGTCAACACTTAACCACTTGTATCTATTGCAGAAAAACAGGGGCTCATTGTTCTCTGAAGCCTTACCACTTCGATAAGTGCAAAAAGCGCCCACCCCTACTCTGCACATAAAAAGAACCAAGGCGCAGTGCTCCACAACACTGCGCCCCGGCCCTTGGTAGTTCAAATCAGGTCAGGCATTCATCGAGGGGATCAAGCTCGAATACTGCTTCACAAACACCTTCCAGCTCGACAGCATATTTGGCTTGATGGGATGATCTCGTGTTGTAGCCATGAAAGACCTAGCCCCCATCACCACCATCTCCGGTTCAAAGTTGTCCATCATGAACTGGAAGAACCGATCAGCTGACTTGTACATCTCATCGTGTGAGTTCTTGTCACCGTTTTGACGAGCAGCCTCGGCCCGTTTCACATCGTCAGTGAGCTCATACACCAGGGCAGTTGTGAGCGCATAGCAAATGTCCATCTGCTTCACGTTCAGCTTGGTGACAGTGCCATCCAGGATGTCGCGTGCACGAGGCAGGTTGGATGCCTGCTTGCGATAACTGAGAAACTTCAGGGCAGGACCCTCACCCACTGTGCCTTTGATGAGGTCACCCAGAACATCAGCTGGCAGATCCGTCTCACGATAGCTGCCATCCTCTTGAGGCTCATACAGCAGTTCGCTTACAAAGCTCCAAGAGCGCGGAGTGGCAAACGCATAGCTTTCGCGACGAGGATCAAAGTCAAACAGGTCATTGGGCTGATAGCTGAGGTAGCCCACCACATGCTCGTGGATGCGATTCATGATGGCCCATTCCTGCCAGTCATCAAAGTCCACAGCCAGCGTCGCGTGAATGAAGCGGTTGGCCAGCGGAGTTGGCATGTTGTAGGCAACACCCTTGTCCTTCACTCGGTTGCCCGCAGCAATCATCACCACGTTGTCAGGCAGCTGGTAGCTACCAATGCGCCGGTTCAGGATGATCTGATACGTTGCAGCCTGCACTGAGGGTGGTGCTGCGCTCATCTCATCAAAAAACACCAGTGCGCGGCTGTTGGGATCAGTGGGCAGATCAGTTGGATTGCTCCACTTGAAAATTTTCTCAGTTAGTGGAACGTTTTGCTCGTTCTTCACTACGTTGCCCTCGGCATCCCGGATAGTCACCTCTGCAAGGTGCGGAATGCCGCGAATGTCAGTGGCCTCAAGCAGTGGGAGTCGAATGTCGATAAGTGGACGCTTCTGGCTTCGGGCCACCTCAGCAACAATGTCACTCTTGCCAATGCCTGGCGGACCTGCGATGAAGAGAGGGCGCTTCCTGTTGATGACGTGATTGATCATCACCTTCAGCTTGCTGGGGTTGACTGTGGTGATGGTTTGAATTTTCTCTTGAGCTGTGCGAGCCATATCAGGGTGTCCTTTGTTGTGGATTACCAGCTGAATATATGGCAGGTATTTTTTACGTCAACACAAAAAGATTATCCAAACATTTCAGTCCATGAAATTATATTGCCACCTGCCATTTCCAATTCCATTGCCCGTTCGGAATGAAATACAAAGAACTTTTTTTGAGTATAGTGGTAGGGACTCTGAACATTCCTATACAAGTGAATATGCACTTTGGGAATATTGAATGTGTTAAAAGGCTGATTGCTGATATCAAATTCCCAGTACTGATACATCTTGCTTAAGATCAAAAATCCTGTGGATGTCAATCGGAAACTTGGAGTTGCTGTGGTCCAATTCACAAACACTATCTTGCAGAAGCCTTCAAAACCACCTTCTACCAAGCCATTGCCTGGCTCAAGGTCAGTTGCGCTCCCTGTTTTTTGGAGGAAATCATCCCAAATTGTTTGATGCAGTCCGGTCACTTACACCTTGGGTGGTCTAGATATCTTAACACCTTGAGAAAACTCAAAAACTTCAAACTTTGTTGTTTTAAACATTTTGTTAAGCTTATCAGCAAGGTTAAATGCATGTCCAGGACTTTCTGGAAACGTAACTCTACGATATTTGGGGTTGGAATCGTCGTGCAAGGTGTGTATGCTTTTGAGATTGATGGGCGTGCCATCATAAAATACAGCATAGATTGCCTTGGCTGCAATAATCTGTTCGCTCTGAAATGTCTTGGGATCAGTGTAGCTCAACAAAACTTTGGGCTTGGGACGACTCATAACAGTTGCCTTGAATTAAGTGTGCAATATTTATAAGTAGTCCTTTTTGATCTAGTCCATCTCACTAAGAACACGTTTGAACACATCAAATCGTGTTTCGGGAGACATTTTGGCCAGATGGCGATTTAAGATGCTGAAGAGAAAGCTGATGAAGCGCTCTTCCACGAATCCAGTTTGTTGGTTTTGGCAATAGTGGTAAATCTCTGGATTCAGAGTTTTCATCTCAGAGACAAGAAAGTGTTCTGAGTTTACGATGTTGTTTTGATACCACTTGCCTCCCATACACAGCCACATCCAAAATGTGATGAAACTGTTCCTAGTAAACAGCAGTGTGCCAGCAGCCACAACTGGCACTGGTCCGCCTGGGGTAGGCAAATTTTCCACCAACACGCTCTCTCCCAAATTGCTGGCTATGCGCAAGGATTCCAAATCAGCTGAGTAAAACCTCAATACTGGTTGTCCCATACCAGGCTCCCATCATTTATTTGTTGCACAGCAGCGAGCAATGTTTCCTTGCTGCTTTCAAAGCCATAGAGATGATATTTCAATGTTCTCAGTGCAAGATTACGAGTGTTGCTTAGATCTTTCATTAGCAGAGTTTGAGAGAGGCTGCCCTCCTCTGCCTCAGGTGAGGCCACAATGGTGTGGCCATCGGTGGCAAATTCACAGTTGTGAAAATCAAAGGTGTCCCAAACCCCTTGTACGTTGTTGGCGAATCTGCACTTGATCATCTGCAGAGTAACTCCTGCAAGTGGTGGAATGCCCGGCATACAGTAGGTGATGGCATTTTCGCTTTCATGCTTCACATAGAATTTGTCTTGAGGTTTACTACGGTTAAATGGCGTGTCACACCAAACCTCAACAATTTCATTGTACTTTTGAGATGTCAACTGTTTTGAGTAGTGATCTTCAACCTGCACAGTCAGCCTGCTACAAAACTCTGCCTGCCACTGGCGAAACTGCGCCCAATCTTTGAAAAACACATCCACATCTCCTGTGATCCAAGGTTTGTGTTCCCAGAGCTTGCGTGCTGCTCCCCCAGCAATCCAAGGACCTTCAGAGAAGGAAAGCGGGGGAAGCATACTAGCTAAGCTCAAGAACAAGTTGCATGTTACAGGCTTTGCATTCATCGGAAACCACCACCATTCAAGTCTAGATTTTTGGGCACCGCTTGGAGTTGACTCACCAGTTTGTCTTGTAGATCCATGACTTTTTGGGCTAGCGTGAGGTCTCTAGCCAACAGCCCTGTTAAGCTAAGAGCCAAAGCTTCCGCATCTTCACGGCTCATCCGTATTTCCTTGCTGTTGTAATCTCTCGCAGTGTTCACTAACTTCACAAACTGATTGATAGGGTCACTGGCAAAACTGTGGCTCATAGCTGTTTCCCATCTTCTTTTTGTTTCTTGTTCAGCACTGTATTGAGTTCCAGCTTGCTGGAGAAAGGACCCACAGTTGGTGCATTTTGCACAGTTTCCAGCCGGGGACAAAAACTGGGACTCCATCCGTGGCTGTAGTGAATACCCCAATACCCTGCTGCAAATCTGCTTTTGCTGTGAGCTGTCTTGGAATAGGTCACAAAAGGCTGCTCTTGGATGTTTTGAGGATTGTTGTGTTTGACGGGCCAAACTCCAATTTTGTCCAACGTTTCTTCCCTGGCTTCTACCTGCTCAAACAGGATTTTCCAACCCAATGTTTGTTCCAAAAGCTCAACGCTGGAGAATTGTTGGGTTTTTTGGCTGCTCAGTAAGGTAAAAGAACCTTTGTTGCTGCTGAGAACACCAACTCTATTTCCCCACTCTGTCAGCATCCAGCTCTGAGCACTTATGGGTTTGGCTGAGATCTTTTTCATTGTCAACTACTTTGAACCTTGCCCTGCGGGCCTTTGCTTGTGTGTCTGTTTGCCAGTTGCACATCAAGTGTGCAACATGAAGCAGATTTGTCAACTCATCAGGGGCTAGTATGTCTGGATTAGATTCATGGAATTTAAGCAATTGTTTTCTTAAGAGGTTTCCTTGCTGATTAAATGAATTTTCAAATGGTTGGATGTTGTAGTCAAAAACGCCATCAAGAACTTTCAAACGAATATCAATGCCATCTCTACACCAAATACTGGCAGCATTTTTGATAGGGGTTTTTTGCCAATCAAAGCTTTCACTGGTAATACACACTAGGTTTGTATGATTTTTAACAATCCTACACCAAATCTTGTAAACATCAGGTTCGCCAACCAAAGGCACGCAGGTTTTCAACCACCAGCCCTTACCAGGATGACTTTTTTGTTGAAAGTGCGTGATTTCAGGAGGTTGACAACGAGCTAGGATGTTCCAAATGTTTTGAAAATCCAACTCCATGTGAGTATTTACTGTTTCAGTGAGCCAGAGTATTCACTGCTGAAGCACATGCTGTAATCTGCCGCAGTTTTTTCAATACGAACCAAGCCCCATTGTGCGGCAAATTTCAGCAATGCAATGCCCACTTGGGACTTTTTGGGCTGATTTACAGCAGATTGAATAGCTGTGTCCCAGGATTGGATCAGCTCAGGCGGCTGGGCTGTGAGATCCACAAGGATTCGATTTCGTTCATACGCATCACGAACTCTGATTTCATCACCATTATGATCTGTCCAGGTACTGAGCATGAGGTTGTTCCAAGAGTATCCTTGAGACTCACGATTTTCAAATGCTTCTTGCATTCGCTTTTTACGAACACCTGGAAATGCACTCATGACATTGTCACTGGCATCGCCCCGGATACACTTTTCAAACAGCAGCCAATTGGGATTAGGCTTTGGCAACTCTTCACCCTTTTTGTTGAAGGCAAGATTGCCATCTTTGTCGTAAATTCCATCTATGGTATAGAGCAATGCACTGATGCCGTCATAGATTTTCACATTTGGGGCCAACAGTTGTTGAAAGTCACTGTCAGTGCTGACAATCACATGGTTACTGGTTGGATGCAATTGAATCCAGCGTGCAATCAAGTCATCTGCTTCAGCATGGGGAGCTTTCAAAACAGTTGCATTTGTGCGATCTTGGGCAAACTGTATGAAATCATCAAGAGCTTCAAAAAAAGTTTTGTCTTCTTCCATTTCATCCACAGTGCGCTGACCAGCTGCTACTCTGCGGTGCGCTTTGTAAGGTGGGTAAAAATCCCTGCGCCAACTGCGGCTTTCCAAACACACTACCAAATGTGAGCCTTTTTGGTCGTTCCACACCTTTTTGATACTGGTGAAGATAGTATGCATTGCCAAGCCCACTTGCGCATTGAAGTCAGGAGCTCTTACACCATAACGAACACGCATGGCTAGATTTTGTAGATCTACAATTACATAAGTGCTCACAGGCAGTTCTCCACTATATTGCACAACTCTAGCCTCCCTTGAGATTGTGTCAACTGTATTCAGTTTTCTGCTTGTTGGGCCGACGTGCTCGCCTATTTGTGGGCACAGCAGTGGCAACAAATGTGTTGTCTTGTTCACCAAGATCACTTGCCACACTTCTGCATACATCTGTCAACCATTTTTCAACAATTTCCTGTTCACTGGCACCTTCATAGCCATTATCTCTGAGAAATTCAACAAAATAACTGTTGTAATCCAATTCAAAAAAGCTTTTGCTGGGATCAGAGGGGTCCCAGCTTATGTTGGGCATGGCCACCCAAGGCTCTTTCCGGGCTTCAGCAACTTGTTTTTCATGCTCAGTTTTATCCAGCTTGTGATGCTTGAGCTCCACAT